GCTTTGTCATTGACGATGTAATTGAATTGTGCGTGTGCAATATAGTAAAAATTTTAATACAAACTGTAATGTTCAATTTTAAAGTTAATAAACTCGTTACCTTTTTTAGTGTGTACTTTTGTGGCTACTATTTTAAATATCTCCTTATCGTTAAACCCGTACTTCTTTTGGAGTATATCCTCAAAGAGTTTTATCGGGTTGCTAAGGTCTGCCAATGGGCTGCTAAAACCAAATTCTAAAGTGATAATGAAAGGCGGCTCTGGTAACTTCAACTTTGGCAACATCAACATCACCGCCCGTTCATAACTCAAATAATCTTTAGTCTTATAACGTTTGCCCTGCCAAGCTGCGTTAACGCTTAGTGGCTTAATTGGTAGTGAGTACATCAATCAGTTTTGCTGTTAACTCTAACTTCAACTCTACTGCCTTATTAATAGCCTCTTGGCACTCTAATATATCCTCTTCTATTCGTGGCACGACAATAGTCCTTAGCCCCTTTTTAGGATGGTAAACCAATACCTTAGCCTCTTGGCAATCCAACACAAGCATATTCATTACGCATTGCCAGTACACATCGGGTCGTTCTTTCTTTAGTTTCTCAATCGTATCACAGAGTATCAATTCAACATACTTGTTAGGAGTAAAAGGGCATTTAACTTCAAGGTATATCTTTTGAAAGTCTATCAGTTCCACCCCATCAGGGCTTACCCCTGCATTCTCCCCAAGCGGTACAAATACTTTAGAGCCATAGATAACGGCACCAGTGGTTGGGTAACTGATGTATTCTTGCATCGCTGCAAACTCATTAACGCTTCCTGCTATCATTGCCGGGCTTTGGTAGTTGTCCTCATCGTAAATACCTATGCTCTCCCCCGCTAAGGTCTTAATGTACGTCTTAGCGGTTTCGTTGTTAAAGCCTTTCATTAATTTATGCACAAGGCTTGCAGTTACTTTACCTCTTCGCTGCTCTGCCCATACATCAAAACTAATATCGGCTTGGTTAAAATGTTCTATTAATGCTGATGTTTCCATTATCGTATGTTAAGTAATTCTTGTTCGTTCTCTTTTGATACCCGGTAGTAGTCTTTAATCTTAGCGATGGTTGTAGTTCCATCTTGCAGCTTTACAATAGCCCCGTTCCATTCTTTGGATAGTATGCTTTTGTTTTTGTCTGAATACTTATTTAGCCAGGGCTTCTCATTTAGTTGTACGGGTTGAGGTGCTACACTTGCTGCGTTACCATCATCATCCTTATCAATGTTAAGGTTAAGCAAGGCGGCTAATGAATACCTACGTTGGTAGGTTATGGCACTACCCATAGATTGCGGGTCGTTCTTAACTGGCTTCATTATGCTGTTAGCCATAATATACTCTCCACTTTCTGCGTGGGCAAGCATAGTTATTAAACCATCGCCACAAGGCAACTGCGTAACCACTAATCCACTTTCTTGTAGGGGGTCGGCTATTGCATCCTGTATAGCGGGTAAGTCTGCGTAAAGCGAATGAAAGAACGGGTTAGTGTTTTCTTTTTTTATCTTACCGATTTTAATACTAAAAAGCATAAGTGCTTTGGTAAGGTTAACGATGCTGTCTGATTTCTGAAGTTCCATAGTTTAAAATGTTTCTTGTTTGATTACTTCGGTTGATACTGTTTCTAATAAAAGGTTAGACTTTGCAATTTCATATTGATGCAATATGGTTTCTTCATTGTGGCTAAAACCTATTGCCAGCCATACGATACCTTCACCTGATTGAAACATTAGGTAGTATTTAGTTTCTCCTAACGGGTTGGTTTCTTTGTCAATTCTTAAAGTTCTCATAAGTTGTTTTAAGTGTTATTAGTGGTAAGTGTATTTTCTTTTATGTATAATGCTTTCAGGTTTTTTAATCGGTTATTAAGGCCTTTTCTAAGGTCTTTATCCAAAACTGTTGCGAGTTCTTTTTTTACCTCTTTACCTCGTTTTATAATCCATTCTAAGAATACTCGCTTGGCTTCATTCTGTATTGGTAAAACCTTTTGTTCGGGCTTATCTTTATTTACAGGTGTCCATATATCTATGTACTCGGTAATCTTTATTGATAAGCCTCCTCTTTCACCTGTATTGTGGTTAAAGAAATGGTCGGCACTTGGAAAATAGTCAACTGTAAGCCCGTTATGTGTTATTCTAAAAGACCCAATATTAAACTCTACAATTGAGTACATTTTTTGAAGTTTAGGCAACTCATTATTTTTAAAGTTGTTTAGCTTCTCTCTGCGCATATTTTTACCGCTTCTCCCCATTGTTTTCTAATTTAATCCGCTATGCGGTGTTATAAATACGGTTGAAATTTGGTTAATAAATGTGGCTCGGCTGCCAGTACATCTTCAATAGCATCGTACTTTTCGTGGTTACGTACCGTTCCCATAATATAGGTGTCGGCAAATAATGCAACCCGTTCTAAGTCCGTTGTCCTAAAGTTTTCATCAAAGTAGCCCTCAAGTTCGTTATAGCTAATTATCAAAAAGTAAATGCCTGGCTTATCTTCTACCGAATAATAAACGGTGCAGTTTTGCGGGTTAAATGGCTCAACGTGAATTATTTTCATTCTGCTTTATATTCTGTTTTAATGGTGTGATACAATCCCTCAAATTCTTCACGTTTTTTCCTATCGGTAAGCAATAGGTTTTCAACGTTTTTTATGCTATATATTACTGTGGCGTGGTCTTTATTTAAGCAAGCACCAATAGCGTATAGTGGCAAAACATCTTGCTTGGTATCACGTTGGTATTTGGTGTAGTAATACATTACCCATTGCCTTGCTTCGGCTAAATGCCTTTGTCTACATTTGCTTATTAATGCGGAATGCTGTATAGCCCTCTTTTCGCATATAAACCGTATAAAGGTGTTAATATCAGTTAGTTCTTTTGATAGCCTTAACGGTACTCTTAGCACTACTGACTGTTGCACAAACTTTGGCAACCCTACAAATAATTCTGCTCTCATTATTTCAGTATTAAGGTGCTTGCTACTTTGGCTACGTTGTCGGCTGTTATTGCCTCGTCGGTAAAATCTTCTACCATTGGCGTACCGTCGCTCTCTACCGGCTTAACAATGTTGTTTTGTATGCCGAACTCTTTACGGATAGCAAAGGCTAAGTCAAGGTGCTTGTATGCTTGCTTGGTAATAGCCTCGTTCCTTTCAGATAACAACTTGCGTATGCGTTCTTTTTCATCATCATTAAGGCGAAAAGAGGTAATCTCATAAGCTGCCATAGCATTTTTCCACTGCTCGTCTGTTTGCGCTGTGCCGATTAACTCGGCTAATTGGTATTCGAGTGCCATAGTCTTAGTTTAAAAGTGTGTTTAATAGTTGAATGTCTCGGAGTACTCCTTCTTCTTTAAGGTAATTGATTGCACATTTGTAAACCTCTGGGTTGACATTTGTTTCTAACGTTGGGTAGAATTGTTGCTTAAGTTCAATTCGGCTTAAGCCTACCTCATCTGCTATCTTACCGATAGCTTGCAAGCCTCGTAAGGCTTGGTAAATTGCTTTTAATTGTGTTGCTGTATACATTGTTTTGTTTGTTTGTTGAGGCAAATATACAACCATTTTTAATATTTACAAATATTTATTAAAATATTTTCATATTATTTTGTAAATATATTTACAATGTCTATATTTGTGATATGAAAACACAAGAAGAAATATGGAAACCTGTTTATATAGGTAAGGCTCGTTACTTTGTATCAAGTTTTGGTAACGTATATAAAGTAAAAGATAATGGATTAGAAAAACGTATTTTTGAAAATAAGTTGCCCTATTTATATATAGGTTGCAGTCCTTTACATCGTGTTGTAGCCATACTTTTTGTTGATAACCCTGATGATAAACCTATAATTAATCATATTAACGGTATAAAGCGTGACAATAGGGCTTGCAATTTAGAATGGTGTACTCAAAAAGAAAACCTAACTCACGCTATGGTAACTGGGTTAAGAAAAACATACAAGTATAATTATCTTGTTAGACAATAAAATTAATATAGAAATAGCAAAGCCCCGACTTAATCGAGGCTCTACGGGTATATCCTACATCGCACTTGGCGGGTTCAGATACATTTATTCAAATATACAATTTATTAGGCAAAAGCTACCAATAAGCTACATTTTGCCTATTATACTATGCTTTGTTAGGTGTTCTGCTTTCAGTTGGTCGGCTTGCTGGTGCCTGTAACAATGTACTCGCTGCGTTTATTATTCCTGTTCTTAGTTCTGGGTAGGCATCAAAGATATTAAGTATAATATCAGTCAAGTCATCGTTAGTTAAGTCGGCTGTCATTTGCAACTCGAACTCACCATCGGTTTCAATGTATGCCAAATATCGGTCTGCGTTTATCATATTAGAATGGTTGTCTATGTGTTGTTGTTAACCCGTGTTGCTTGTCAAAGATATAACAATAAGCGGTTTTTGGTATGCCTATGTAGCCCGATTGATAATGCCAGTTATCAGTTGTTGCCACTGCCCTCAACCAATGTACCTCAACACTCGGCATATCTAAAGACTTTTTAAATACATACGTTTTTTCGTGGTGCTTATCACCTAAAAACCAAAAGCAATTCTGAACATTGCCCCAATCCTTTCGCCTTTCTGTTGCCATTAACAAAGGCAAAGCAGTTGTTTTTTCTTTATCCCCGTGTGCAAATCCAAACAAGTTTAAACCGTATATGCTGTATTTACGTTGTACCCCCTGCAAGTCTATTGATACATTTTCATTGCCGGCATAGATTAACTCTATACACTTTGATAGGTAGAATAGTTTAGTACCGTCGTGGTTTGAGTAAACGGTAATAATATCAACGGGTTTACCTGCTTGTAATATATAGTCAATACACCAACGTATAAGTTCAACCCCTTTGCTAAAACTATCACGCCAATCAAAAAGACTATCCTGTGGAGTTCCTTTTACGGTTGTGTTTTTCTCATCATTGGCATTGTAGAAATCATTACCAATCGGGAAGATAATCTTTTCAGCAGATAGGCACTTATCAAAAAGAGCCACAAAGGCTCTCTTAAAATGCTCTATATTGTAATCAATTGAACTATCTGTGTGGGTGTTGTCAACTATGCAAACTTTGTCAATGTGTGCATCAAACAAATTGATAATGCCTATGCTGTTACTTACTATTTTTTTACCTAACTTTGGCGCGCAAAATTCATACCCCTTTAAACCTACAATAAGATTGTCGAGAAAATCAACCTCGTGGTCAACCTTAAAGAATAAAGAATGTGAGCGACCTTTCTCGTTAGGTTTGGTCTTTAGCCAACCGTGTTTAACCTCTCCATAGTCTATTCCCTCGTTATCTATTACAGGTATGTAGCCCTTTTCATTTGCCTCATCTAACCTTATTTGCTTAAGGTGCTTGGCTATCTTACCCCTTGTATTGCCAAACGTGGTCTTATACTTGATAGCCATTCGCCTATAATATTCGTAGGGTGTTTCGCCCTCTTGGCGTGGCGTTTCGGCTATTCGTAAGTGCCAAACTTTTTGGTTTGGTTGGCTCATCTATGTGTGGTTTTTAGCCCCCGTTATAGATTGAACGGAAAGCTATGGTTTGCGTACTGGTATGCGACAAAGATAATAATAGCCGCCAATAAAAAAAGCCAAAACAACCATTTCATATTACTGCCAACATCTGACTTAACAGTTTGCTGCTTATGAATTGAGGTCGTTTTTACGTCTGCTTTTAGATTATTGGTTTCTGTTTTAGTTGCTTGCACCGGCACAAACTTAGTCTTACTTATTGCCCTTGCTGTAACAGTCTTATTCTTTTTGTCATAGTGCAATTTTACAACCGTTCCGTTATTCTCGGCAATTATAGTATCGCCTTTAAATAGTTCAATCAACGGTGCAATAACCTGGGCTGTATCGCCACCAATTTTTACAATGGTATCTATTACAGTGGTTGTGGTTGAGGTTTGCTCAATCTTAATATCCTGTTTGTCCTTATCAACTGTTTTGGTTTTAACCTTGCAAGCTGATAAACCGATTAACAATACTGCGGCTATGGCTATCACAAAAGCCAAAAACCATTCACCTACTTTTATTTTCATAGTCTTGCTTCTATTTGTTTTTCCATTGCTGCTAACCATTGTGGGGTTTTGCTGCCATATAACCAACAAGCAGGGTGCGGTTTGCTCATATCAATATCAACGTGAATAAAACTCCAACCCAAACCGATACGCTTAAACCCTGCTTTTATTAAAGCCTCGATAAGTTTCTTTGCGTGGGCTTCACTTGTAAACTCTATATCAACTGCCATTCCGCTTGTATGCGCTGAATTATCCACACCGCCAACCGCCTTGTTTAGTTTCAAACAACGGTAGCCACTACTAAATACCATAGGCTCACCAAAGTAATCACGGGCTACCTGTAATTGTTGGGCTAATGCGTCGATATTGTCTAAGACAAATTGAGGTGGGTTAAACTGCTCATCAATACCTAACCTTGTGGCTGTGTTAGATTTTAAAAACTCGGCTAACTTAAAGTTCTTTGTCATCTTTTTTTTCTTTTATAGATTGAATTGTTGTTAAACCAAGCATAGCGGTAACAAGTCCAGCAAGCACCCCAACCAATCCAACTACCTCAACTGCTAACCCGTGCCTTATTCCGTAGTGTGTGCAATCCATAATGCCTAAAAAGGCAAATATAGCTAAGATACGCCTAAGGGAATACCGCCCGTCGTTACCTGTTATCAGTTCCTTTATTTTCATTGAAAATTATTGTGCTTTCATTTTGTATTATTGAAAAGTCTATGCCTCGTTTATATAGGTAGTCTTTCAACTGTTTGTTCTCCCTGTGTACGCTTATTAAATCTTTGCGTAACTCTTCAACCTCAAGGCTTAACTCATCAACCCTGGCACTAAGTTTCTCGGCAGTTTCTCGCCAAATCTTGATGGCGTGTTCTACGTTCTCAAGTTCGCTACCTTTAGCATCGGCATTGGTTTTTTTACGGGTTACAATCCACCCGATTATACCGCCACCGCCTACACTACCTACAATCTTAACAACCTCATTAATCCACTCCATTATTCAAATGTAGGCAAAGTATTTATAAAATCGGTTTGTGGTATCTCGGCAATGCTACTAATATGCGCTTCGGTCATTTCCCACACCCTTGCGTTCCAATCTAATAAGGCTATTGCCTCTGCTTGAAATTCACCCTCAACGGCTGCAAATTGTGTTACCTGCGCAATGTTGTCGTAACGGTGTTTTAAGCACTCGCTATCAACTAAAGCCTGTACCTTACTATCAATACCTTGTTTATAAGCATTAAGGTCGTTTAAATTAGCGTTCCATTCAGCTACTATTTCGGCTTTTTCTTGCTCTGTTAGCGGTATTTGAACACCGTTTACGTTCTTGTGGGTTGGTGCTTCCATTATCTTATTCCGTATAGTTGTATAGTACCACTTGCAATATTACCGCTACTCATAAATAATCTAATTGCCGTTACTGCTGTTGATGATTTATATAGTGCTGTTGCCCAATTTTGACATATTAAAGAGTTTTCAAAAAAGTTTATCCTACTATCTAATGCGTGAAATGTGCTTGACTGGCTTGGATTGTATAATGTAATTTCACCATTTACAGGCTTGGTGCTTGTATTGGTAATTGAATTTGAGTTAATCCTAAATGATGTATCTGATAAATTACCCTGTACAGCCCCTAAGGCTGCCCCTGTTGTAGGGCTTCCTTGTAAATAACCTACCGCCCAACCATAATTACTACCTGTATCATATGTTGGTGTACCCCCCGTTCCTAACCTAATAAGTAAGTTAACCGTGTTAGTTGCCGCAATAAGGTCTGTAATAATTATTTTGTAGGTTTTATATGTAGAAGATAACCCTGTAAAATCAATAGTGGTTGAACTACTTGCTGTTGCTGTACTGATTAAATCCCAACCTGCGTATAAAGCACCACCCGTTCCACCGTCTGAAATAGGTATAATAGAATTATATGAAACTACACCGCTTGAGGCTTTTACATAGCCACTACCGGCTGAACTAACAAGGTTTTTTGAGGCATCTAATACAGGCAATGTGCTTGCTGTTGCATAGTCAAGTTTAGCCCCACCGTATATTGTAACGTTTTGCCCGCCACCTGCACCAACTAAAATAGAGTTAGCCCCTCCACTACCCTGTATGCCTAAACCACCGCTACCATTAGCCTTTAATAAAGCTGCTATAAGTGTATTTGCCCCTAAGTCTACGTTACCTGTTGCACCTGTATATGGTACGTAACCGCTTGTAATATCACTTAATAAAGCTAATGTGCCACTTGCATTAGGTAAAGTATAGTTTCTACTTGCTGTAATACCTGTGTCATCTAAACTCACCGCATAGGCTGATGGGTTAACCCAGCCAAACCTATTAAGGTTATCAGCCCAAACCGTTACTCCTGTTATTGGTGTAGGTACTGTTGAACTTTGTGAACGTAGTTTAAGATAACCATTACCACTGCTTCCAAGTATGCTAATTGCATCCGGTGTTATTGTGCCTAAATCTAAAGTAATAGCAGGTGTTGTAGTAGCGTTAGCTACCGTTCCGCTTACTCCGTCGTTAGTTACTACCGATACAGTTGTTACCGTTCCTGTTCCACCTCCACCACCACCTATAACGCCAGTAGTCGGGTCGTATGTAATACTACCGCTTCCACTGATACAACTCCTTACTTGACTTTTATCCATTATTGCGGTACTTGGCAGCGATTATATAACATTGGTTGTTTAAGTCGGATAGTTAAATTCCACCCAGCAGTCCAATCTTTAAACTTTTCAGTAAAAGGATCTAAACTTGAAACTTGGTCTAAGTAAAAGTTATCACGATTTGCAGGGTTATTAAACATTGCTAAGATGTCTAAAGCTACCTCACGCATATCAGATAAAACTTCGTTCTCTTGTGCGTTCTTATCAGCAGGGTTATCCATATTATAATCAATCCTATCACATATCAATAGGTTAAATTGGTGGTACAAAGCCTTTCCATCAACATTAACGTTACCGTTAACCATAAACAAAGCAGGGTATTGCACCTCTTCACTTTCGGCAAACTCCCACGGGTCTCCAAACTGAAAAGTATTTAACTGCTTATGAGCTACAACATAGCTATCAGTCAGTGCAATTATTTGGTTAAGCGTAAACGCCATAATTCGTCAGTTATTTTAGGTAACGGCTTACCTTGTTTTTTGTCCTGTTCCTTGCAAAAAGCCTCAAATTTCTCCTTGTTCTTTTTGCCTCTGTTAGAATTTTCCATATGTTGAATAGCAGTCATCGCACAATAAATCATAGTTACCCTGGTACCTTGTTGCTAAGTCTAAAGTTAGCCTTGTAGTAGTACCCATAGCAAAACCTGTTGTAAATACCCTACGTCGAGGATATACGGTGTCAACTCCACTACCCGGATTGAAGTACAAAGGATATAAGGTGCTATTTTGAATAAGGTAGTTAACCAACTTCTCGGCATAGCTTTCAGAGCGTTCTTGGTACTTCCCAATTATGTTAGCCATATCTGCCATATTAGGCATAACAGAGGCTTCGCCCGTTTTATTTACTATGCCTTTATTGGTGTATTTAAAAGACAATGCTAACGGGCTTTCCGACATTATACGCCAAATTAAACAAGGTTGTATATAGTCATTTAACAACGTTTGGTTTAATGCTGTTACCGTGTTGGCTGTTACTTGGGTTTTTAGTTCGTTATACAAACCACTACCTATCAAGTCTTGGATATACAGGTCTTGAATAGAAATGATTTCAGGTCGTAACTGCTTAAAGTCTACGTTATCAGAAATGATAGTGTAGTCCTTTAAGGTTTGCTCATCTATAAATATTACTAAGCTCATCGTTTGATTGCTATTACTTGTTGCCAAATGTGCCTACAGTAAGGCGTTGCTGTGTCTGTTCCTTTTTTGGTGTACCAACCTCCACGTTCAGTCCATACATCTCTGCCCACTTGTGAGCTGATAAGGTTGATTTCGTTCCTTGTGTATAACCTATCAAGGTCTATAAGTTGCCTGCAAAAATCTCGGCTTGTTGGTAGTATAACCGCCCCTTGTACTCTTGGTGCTTTAGCATATTGATAGCGAACTACTATTTCTGCCTTTGGTGTTTCGGGCTTTAGCACGTTAATACGCCCACCATCAATCTCAATAATAGAGTTTTTAGCAAGTGTATCAATTATTGTGGTTAGCTTGTCAATTGTCAATTTAACCGCCTTAGCTAAGTCAGGTAGTGCAATCTCTGGGTTTGTGCGTAGTATATCAACTACCTGTTTTTCTTTCTCTGTAAGGTCAGCAAATGCAGCTCTAATCAAATCGTTCTCGCCTTGTTCTGCTTCGCTATCGTTATGGAACTTTCTAACACGGGTTGATACTATGTTGTAATCGGTTGCAGGTTTACCGCAATTAGCAAAAAGGCTTATTACTTGTGATGTAACATCTCTTTCATTAGCCATTTGAATAGGCGAGGGGTCGGCACTAATAGGTACTTTATCTAAAACATTGCCCTCTGGTATCGGTGGCAACCCTACTATACTCCTTACTTCATTTGTAGTCAAGTTGCCTAATATGGCATTGCCTAATATGGCATTGCCTAATAATGGGCTTAATGTAGTTAATGCATCAACAATATTGTTACCTGTCTCGGTGGTTTGGATAGCCTCAAGTCCTATGCGTTCTCTTAACTCATCTTTAGTTAAGATTGAAGTAAGTAATTGCTCTGAATAAACAACATCAAGCGGTGCAAATTCTTTAATCTCTACCTCGCCACCAATGCTAGTTAACTGCAACGCAAAGTTCCAATTATCCTCCATTGCTTTCTGCCTTGCCTGTACATAAGTCTTTTTAAACAACTCATATTTAAGGTCGGTAGCATTCCTATCTCCTAATGCACCCTCTGTTGGTATTCCAAACAACTCAGGGCTTGGTATCTTATGCCCACTAAATATCTCTTGTTGGATTTGTTTATTTAACTCAAGGAACTGTTTATCTAAGTCGCTTGGTGCTAACGTATCAATTGTTGGGGCTTGTACGTTTGGAGGAGTAAATGAAAGAATAAACCTACCTGCGTTGTTGGTACCTGCAAACTTGTTTTTGAATTGTGCCTCTATGTTATTCTTTGCCTCCTCTGTTGGTTCTCCATTGTGGAATGAAATAAGTGTGCTACTTACAAAACCATTCTTTAGGTTGTTGAGGTGAAAGTTAGCCACCTCCATATCCATATTGATATACGGAACTGCACCAACATAATCAGGCAAAGGGTATACATCAGGCTCGTTACCCATTTTAGGTCGGTACAACTTATAAGCATACATTTTAACGCCTTTGTTTATACCGTTGTAAGCCTGTACTGTTTCAACATCTCTTGCAGCTAAACGGGTTGACTTCTCCCACTTATCCGATATGTAATACTCTGAACAATCGTTGTTAGTTCTAACCTTTGCAAAGGGTATGTGAGTAATGTATTTTAATCTACCGACACGGTCAAAAATAAACTTCCAATAAAAACCGCCAAATACCTCTAAGTCCATTACAGACTTATACTGAACATCTTCGCCACTTTCGTAAGGGTTAACTAAGTCTAAGTAGGTGTTTACACTTTCTGCGTTAACACTATCTTTTTTAGCCTCTAATCCTTTACCTGTAATGTACTGAACTTTGCCTGTAATAATAGCGTTATGCTTTGCCGAGCCATTAAGCAAGGCAACAAGGTAATCGGGGTAATTATTACCCTCACCAAATATAACCCAGGGCTTAGTGCTATCGTGGTTTTTCACCTCCTTAAATACAGGTGGTGCGCTGTTTATCAGCTTAATTACCATTAAATTATTGTCCTCCATAAACCGCAGTTGTTACTGTTCTTGTGTATTGTGTGTCGGTGGTTGCTGTTCCTATTACTTGCACTAATCCGCTTTCAACTATTGTCTTACCTGTTGGGCTTAGATTTGTGGCACTTGCTTGCTCGTAAACGTTATAAGTCCATTCGCCTGTTATTGCCAGTGTTACTTGCCCGGCTATTGGATTAGGTGTTGCAGTTTCTGTTATGTTAAACTGATTGTACCTATCAAGGTATGCACTTAACTCAATTGGCTGTATGCAATACTTCTTTTCTCCGCTTGCTTTGCTAATCCATTCCCATAAGTAGTAAGCGTTGCTAATGGTGGTTTTCTCTTTTAGAGTTACCGTAACCGTGTTGCTTTGCCCCTTATTTATAACTACCATATTATTAATATACAGAATGTTCATTTTGTGCCAAAAAAAAAGCCCCCACGAATGGAGGCTCTTTCTAACCGCTTCAAACACTTATGAAATCAAACTGCTTTCTGTTCCGGTGTATTCAAACCAATCGTTAGGCTCGTTACCATCAAATACTACGGTGTACCCATTAAGGTCTCCCATTGCAGTACCTGTAACTGCTGTTGAGGTAGTAACCATTAGACCTTTTTGTTTGCCGCAAATCCATAGTTTACCGTTGTTATCTTTCACGATAATAACTAACCTGTTTTTAGCTAAGGCAACAATCTTATCACGGGTTTGGTAGGTTAACTTTTGGAAGATAGCCGATACCTGTTGAGCAAAGTAAACCGTTCCATTAGGTCGGCTACCTGTTAACACGCTTTGAGCCATTGAGTTCTCTTCCTCAAGTTCATACTTGTAGAACACGCTCGACTTAGTAATTGCCGATACTGTTCCACTTGCTTCGGTGTAGCCTGTTACGTTAGCTGTGGTGTTAATGTAGAGGGCTTGTATGCCCCCTACACTATCACGACAATCTAATGAAAAGCCACTTGTTATAGCGCAACTCATTTATTAAGAGTTTTTGTATTGAACAATACGATTACCAAAGTAGTACTGTACGCCTATTTTAGTCTCGGCAACGAAACGTACTTGGCGAGCCTCACGAGCATAGAACAATTCAAATTGCTCTTCTTCGTTAAGTAAGTCAGTGCCGATAACAAAGTTACCATTCTCACCAAACTCACCTGCAATAATACGGTTTGTTCCATTTAAGCCCGGTACGCCTACTAAGGTGTATATAGAGTTTTCAACTTTCATTTCGTAGCCGGTAGCATCACCAAAGTAATGATAAAGGTTATCGGTAGCAAGTTTGTTTTGATAGATTTCAAAAACATCATAACCGCACATCACCTTAACGGTGTCACGACCTTTTACATCTAAAGGTATCTTAGTGATGATGTCTTGCAAAATACCACGAATGGTAGAGGCAGAGATAGATGCTTGAGGTGTTGCTGCTACTACTGATGTGTCGGAATCGATAAGTTTAAGGAAACCATCAAAGCGTGAAAGGTAAGGGTAGTTAGCTGCGTTTAAGCTTGTATCACCTTGCCATAAAGCAATCTCTTTACGTTTACCGAAGTTCTGCATAGTATCATCAACGATGTACTTTTCAAACTCATCTAAGCCCATTGGGCTACCTGGTTTCAAACCTTTTTGCGTCCATTTAGCCTCAAGGTCTTTAGGACACCACTCAAGGTAAAGACCAATTTTGCCAACTGTTAATGCACGTTGGGTAAATACGGTATCACCTGATGCGCTAAAACCACAAGCTTGTAGTTGCCAAAAGCCTTCGGTTGCTATTTTGTTTAATTGTTCAGAAGATTTTATACCTACCATTGACGATAGGAAACCCGCTGTCTTACCCTCAAATACTAAAGCGTATTTTAGGCTGTCCATTTCTTCTCTGGTATAAGCACCAAGAGCTGCTACATTAAATCCCATTTTCTTTTATTTTTAGTTTTTTTAAGTTACTTGTTACGTTGTGAAAACTTTTGTGCTGCTGCTGACATACGCTCTATTGCAGTAGCTTTGTCGTTTTGCACTGATTTGCTAAATGAATTTTTTGGTTTGTCAGCAGGTGCAGTAGGCTCTTCAGCTAACTTTTCAATAACAGCAAACATATCTTTGATAAGTGCTGATTGTGCTGCTAATTCTGTTTTAAGGCTTGCAACCTCATCTTTATTAATGTTGGCTAATGCTGTTTGTATGGCAGCTTCAACATCTTCCATTTTAACAGGCTCACACCCCGCTTCAACATTTACCTCAACAGGTGCTTCAGCTTCAGTTCCCTCTGGAGTTTTTAAGTCAGTTACAAAACCACCTGCAACAGTTACCATAGTACCGTCTTCAAGTTCGTGCGTTCCATCAGGTGCAGCAGATACTTGTCCACCGGCATCAATAACATTCAACTTAGTGCCAACATTCAGTTCGCCCTCGTATTGCACAATTGTACCGTCTTTTAGCTTTGCCTCCATAAAGTTATGTTCAGCGTTTAGCTTTAATTTAATGCGTTCTATTACGCCTTTGATGTCTTCTGTTAAGCTCATTATGTTTTTATTTATAAAATGCAATAAATTATATGTGTGCCATTAGGTATTCTAAATCAACCAATGCCTCGTGCATATCGGCTAACTCCTCCTGTGGTACATCTTGCACCTTAACGTGGTTGAATATGCCCTCAACTGAAAAGCCTTTCATCTCGCCCGATTTGATTTTTTCCCATACCATATCGTTATTGACTTTAAAAGAGCCAACCCAACTACCCTCTGGCAGGTCTTGGAACTGTATTCCCCTGGCTTTGTCAATTATCATACTCTCGTACATAACAACTCCGTCGATTAATTCCCCGTTATGCTGAAGATTAACTTTAGACTGATAGCCTAACTCAAAGAAACGCTGTGCAATGGCTTCTATGGTGTTGGCATCAAACTGAACGTAGAACTCACGCCCGGCAATGTTTCGATAAATAGGCATATCGGCAACCATTAAAGCCCCGGTAACAATTCGCCTATCACCATTCTCACTAAAGGCAAACTCGTAGTGTTTAGAGTAAGCCATAAAAGAACGTTCTATTGCCGGGTGGTCAACTATTGCAACTGCATCAACTCCTGTTGTAAAGTCAAAGTCGTCAATGTGTACTGTATAAAGTGGTAATTCCATATCTTTAAAATGTTAATATTGTGTTTAGTGCCATTAGATAGTTAACAATGCTTTTTTCTTGTTTTGCTGAACGCCTTGTTGGGTGTTGGTTATGTCGCTTTCTACAACATACACTTTAAAGTTTTGCTCGTCTTGCTGTATAAAACCGCTTGTGTTTACAGGTTGTAGGCTTGGGGGTGTTATACCGCCTCCTGTTGGTAGAGGTGCTGGTGGTGCGCTATTATCACCTCCGCCATCGGGGTTAAACTTTTTAGATGCTATTGCTGCTAACTGTATTGCACCCATTGCACCATATATACCCGCTAACACTCCACCCGCAACACCTCCCGGTGTAGCTAATGCTTTAACAATTGCCTCGGCTGTATTGATAGAGGTGTTAACCATACTAAGAGCCTTTTGCCTGTTAAACTGTTTTTTCTGAATATCCTTAGATAGTACCTCACCTTTTTTTAATCGCTGCATTTCATTCTGCGTGATTAAATCATTAAGTGAATTAAGAGCATTGGCAGAGGCCTGTGCTATGGCAAAGGCATTTTGTATTCTTTGTTGTTTTTCTTGAAATGCTTGTTGCTCTGCTGCTTTTCTTTCATCATCGGCAGCTCGTTCAGCATCACGCCTTTTCTGTAATTCGTCTTTTATTTTCTGCGTGGTCTCATCTTCAATACCAGATATCTCATCCCTTTTAAGTCTATTTCTTGCAATTCCATCTGCCTGTGCTTTTTTATCTAATTCCTGTCGTTTTAATGTTTCATCATCAAAGTCCTTAGTAATATCGTGTTCAGACTTAATAAGTTTATCGGCAGCATCTTTATCATCTTTAACTTTTTGGTCTGATGCTGCTTTAGCTATACTTGCTATCCTTGTCGCATTATCATTTATTAAGTCTTTGCGTTGCTGCTCTAAATCAGTTGTATCTAAATGATATATTTTATTTGCAGCAATTAGGTCATCAATATTTTTAAGTCTTATTTTAAATAGCTTTTCTTCTAATCCTGCGGTTTCTGCTGCTGTTTTACCCTGTGCCTGTAATAGTTTTATTTGACGTTCTATGTCTTTTTCTCCACCTGCTGCTGCGCCACGTTTTTTTAATTCTGCTTCCGTTAACTTATCAAGTGCTTCGGTAACTAATTTAATATGTTCTTCATAATCGCCAGTCTGTTCAGAGCCTGACTTCATTAATGAGTTAATCCCTTTTATTGCACCGGCAATTAAAATAAGACCGCCAAACAATGCAAGTATAGCAGGGGCTAATAATATAAAAGCTACTTTGTATTTTTTTACATACTCTGTTCCTTTATCTATTAACTCATTAACCTTTTTCCAATTGACAATTAATTCAGCTAATGCTACTACTACTAAACCAATACCTGTTGCAGCTAAAGCAATTCTAAATGCCTTTAACCAACCTGTGCTTGTTGCTACTACTGCTGAAAATGCAGATTGCGCTACCGATGCTATATTAGTTGCTACTGTGTTTATATTCTGTACTATGGTAGTAGCTTTTATAGCTTGCTGTATGTTTTTCCATTGTTTTTGGGCTTCAACTAAAGATTGAACGCCCATAGCAATAGCACTTGCAGCCTGTACTTTTAATAGTAACTTTTCTACGTCTTGCGATTTTTCACCAAGTAAACCGTACAAACCTGTTATGGTTTGAAAACCGCCTGCTATACCATTAATAAGACTGCCGAATGCTGCTGCCTTTGCCGACGGGTCTAATTGATTAACCGCTTTGTTTACGTCTTGCAGTTGGTCGGCTAACCCTGCGGCTTTTTGTAGGGCTGCAAAGTATTCTTCTGTACCCTCTTTGGCTTGTAAGGCTGCTTCTCTGGCTTCCTTTAGTTGCTGCTTTACGGTTTTTATCTTAGCCTCGCTATCGCCCGAACCCTCAACCTTGACTTTTAAAACTACTTCTTCCATTAGTATACGTTTACTTCTAATTGTTTAACTGCTGTGCCTACTTTTCTAAATGTTATGTAATCCTGCTGCGTTCCGTCTAACAGTGCAAAACTTGACGGGCTTGGTGTTTTAATGTACGTTCCCTGCGTAAACTTTAAACTCGTTATTGAGCCTGTTTTTTTCAATGTGAAATCAGGGTTTGGTATTTGGGTTATCTGATTAACAATATAACTTGCACTTGCCCCCGTCAATAAGAAACTGTTGTTGTTTACGTATTGGCTCGGAATGGTTAGAACGTTTGCCGCAAATATGGTAGGGTCATCTAAGTCTAATGTTACATCAGTACTCCCGTCAATAATGATTATCGGGTTGGCTATGTATGTACCACTTGAAAAGAATGTATAGTTATTAAACCCAAAGGCAGTTACATTACTCACCCCGTCGTTAACAGTGCAATCAAAGCAATTCTCTAAGCTTATATTTTGGTTGTTGCCTAACAGAACGCAACCGCTTGAGTTTAATAGTACCACTCCCGAACTTCCCGAATAAACTGTGTTATCCGTTCCGTTGATTGTTATGCGTTGGTTGTTTGCGTGAACATTGTTATTATCACCATTGATAACTAAGTGTGTTGAACTGCTGTCTAAATAGCCACCATTGCCAAACCTAATGATGTTGCCTGGTTTAACTTCTCCGTTAAAAGGTTTACCGTCTACCACAAAGCCCGGTGCAATATCAGTGCCTATTGCTCCGGCAACTCCACCAATCAAAACATCTTTGGTAAACTGAAAGTTTTGCCCGTCTTTAATCTTTAAGAACTCAACCTTTGTTACTCCGTTGCTGATAGGGTTGTAATCTTCAATCTTCTGTAATCGGTAGTAATAACCCTTAACAACATACACCCTACGGAATGAAAGGAACTCCATATCTTCAGGAGTTAACCTCATATAGCAGGTAACAATCTTACTATCCTTGTCGCTTATCTCGTCAATTAACGACTTGTAGAACTTGTTGTATAGGGTGTTATTAGTGTACTCAAGGTTTGGCGGTGCTATATATTGATTATAACCATAGAACAATTCTTGAGGCAATCCCCAACATAGGTCGTAATCGGGTGAATAAGGGTTATCTAAATGCCCTGCATACGGATATTGAGAAAGGTTATTTAATATCGTTGTCGGATATGTAGACTTTACTATGTACGTTGGTGTACTTGTCAGCAAACCACCCCAAAATAGTATGCGTATGTTGGTTGCCTTTCTGCTTATCGTGTTGTTTTGCTCATCAAACTGATAGATATGCGGAACAATCCTGTTAGATAGTGGACTACCTACTAACGGTGTAGGGCTAAAGATAACATCAATGGTCTTTTGTTCCTTGCTGAAATCATTAACAACGGGTTGCAGCCACTTACCATAGATGTCATTGGTACTCCTTTTATATTTAGCGTTGTAGTAATCGCTATCCTCTTTATAAGTAAAGTAAAATGATTTGCAGTCTAACTCACCTAATGGGGTAATGGTTAACTCTTTGCTCTCATCAAGTTTATCAGTCCAGTCTAAAGCATTGTTACTCCCTGTTAGGTAATAACTATCCCTCGGCTCTATTATTAAGTTCTTAACGTTATCGGGGTCAACCTCAAAGTAAAGATTGAACATTCTGATAAGGCTCATCAGTATATCCCTCAACTTGGTATCAGGCGGTGGCAATGTGTTATTCATTAACATTGTATCACCATCGTTTATAGTATCAACAGCAACTCCATTATAAAATGTAGAGTTAGCTGATACTCTTATTCTCGCCTCATCAAAGGCTACAAAGTTTAAGAATGTACCAGCATATGATGTATTTAATACAGTTGTTCCATTCTTAATTAATTGCAACTGACATACTGATTGCCCCGATGCCCACACTATTTTAACCCTTGTTGTAATATAATCCCCAATGTTTAAAAACACATTAGACATATATATTAATGAGTTAAATGGTGCGCTATTGCCTACATATACACCCCCATTATAATAGTATATTTTTATTTCAGCAGTTGCAGCTAAATTATATGTACCTGCATAGACAGCAGTAAACCTACCTGATGCTGTATTGTAATTTCCATTAGGGTCAAAGTTTGGGGCTGTGGTGTCATTATCATATACTATTGTCCTATATTGTATGCCTCCAAATATATCTGTACTTTCATAGTAAGCTGATAGACTTGCTCTAAACGTTCTATCCTGTATATCAGTATTAGTCAGCTTTAAACCTGCACCACTATACGGAATAATTAAACTCTTAAAGTAAGTTGAGGTTATGAATGATGAGGTATAGGTATAACCTGCTAATGTAAATATCCTATCCCAATACTCCTTAGTAAAGATAGCAGGTACAAAGTCGGCAGTCTGGTATAACGTGGTTATGGTTTGGTCGTAGTTGATTAACGGGTAAACATATCCCTCGCCCAATGTTGGTGTCCAACTGCCTTGTACATTAGTAAAAGTATATGCGTGGTCAAGGTCGCTAAAGTCTAAGGCTGTAACTGTTTGGTCTCCTAACTCACTAAACAACGTAGGTGCATTGCCTATTACCTGAACATCATACTGTATAAAGTTGGTGTCAATGGTTATAACTTTAAGCAATTGCAGCGTTCCCCTAAATATAGAAACGTCATCAGCAAACACCTCAACATCAGATTTTAACGCAGGGTTAAACGTTCCATCTATATCAATCTCAAATATATCAGTAAACAGTTCGTTGTTATTCTTGGTGCCTGGTATTGTTATGGTCTTTGAATAGTTGCCCTCCCTATTTTGAACATCACGAATATCAAAGATGGCATAGTTCAAAGACATTGTTATATCTTCGAGCAAGTCCAAAGAACTCCACGTTGTTAGCTGATTAGCTTTTACAAATATCTTAGTAACCATTAGTAGCGTTGCATTTGTGTTGTATAGCTTGTTTCAAAAGTAACCATTAGGTTAAACGTCATATCGGTTAGGGCTTTCTTAGCTGTGTAGTTTACATCGGTTATATTGATTGCAATAAGGTTGTCATCTTTCTGCCAAAATATAATTGGGCTGCTAAGTAACTCCCTTAACCATTCGCTTTCCTCATCAGTAATCCAATCCGAGTTAATTTGGTAGGTTGTTTTAACCTCTGTTTGGTATTGGGTTGTTAGCCTATCGGATATTGAGTAACCAAATGATGAGCCTGTTAACTCCCCTTTGGGTTTTTTATAGTTAGCCTTGTTTATTTGGTCGCTAATCTGCGAGCCTTTGATAAAGCTAAAGCTATCAAACCCGCCTAACCTGTTAAGGAAATGCAATCGGTACTTAGTATGGTCGCTGCAATTGGTAACTATATTGTAGGTTTTAGTTACTGAACTTGAGTTGTTAGGTATGCCAGTATCTAAAGTGCGTATCGTGTAACGGGTTATGCTGCTATCAATTATCGGTTGGCTACCTGCGTTAAGACTTCCACCGGGTATTAGGTTAAGGCTTGCAGGTGCTGCGGGCATTCTCAAAAAACACTCCCCCGAACTTGATACTGAACTATATGGGTTGTTTACCTTTACCGTTTGAACTAACGTATTGCCATTGTAAGTCTTAACCTCGGCTTGTGTGAACGTTTGCCCGTTGGGGTTTTGTATCATATACAACCAACCTTTCTCATCAATGCTAACATTTTGGTCGGGGCTGTTAGTTAAAAACGTGCTACCACTTGAGCCAAGTAAACAAGTACCACTTGAATAAGTTACAAACTGCTGAAAGTCCTCGACTGCGTTCCAAGTAAGTATAATATTACTTTGTGCTAAGTTAGGGTAAACGGTTGTTGTTGTTCCGTACTCCTCACCTACCCTTATAATGTAGCCTTTCCAACTGTTAGCGTTCTGCGTAACCTCATCAGTAGCTAAATCAATATCGTGTGTTAGGTAGTTTTCAATTATCCTATGTACGTCAATTACTAACTTATTGGTTGAGCCTGGGTATATGTTCCGTTTAATCCTACGGGTGTAGGTTACATCGCCTAAAAACACAATATCAACCACAAACTTAAAGTTAGCTTGTGCCTGATTGGTAGTGCTTGCTACAAACCAATTCTCATTATAAGCAGGTGTAAACTTTGCCGGCTCCTGTAATATTGTTATTGCCATTACTTTCTTATTTCGTATATCAATTGCTTGCCTAATAACTTTTCGGCAGCTATTACTAATTCGCCAAAGGCTTTGTCATTAACTACATCGCTATAAAACTTAACGCCATCAATGCCATACATCTGCACGTTCTTTGCCATTGCCCAAGCTGCTTGTTCTATCGGGTTGCCTTTCTTTGCCCTTATCCCCGCCCTTAGACTTCTCTTCTTATCGGAGTAACCTTTGATAGATATACCCCTATTCATTATATGCCTTTTAAAAGCTTCCATTGGCGGCATCTTATTCTTGTATTTAAACGGGCTGCCAACTCCTTTTAATCTACCTTTAGTTCCTTTCCCGTTGCCTTGCACACCCTTGTCTACAAACTTCCAGTAGTCTTCCATTTTAATAGATACGGAACGCTCACCAATAATTAGGTCAATACTTTCGTGCAGTACGCCTGCGGCTACCCTATCCCTTTCTACTAACTTATCCTGCATTGACTTAATCAATTGGTCGCAGAACGTAGCTAATAGCTTGGTCATTGTATCTTCAATATTTGCTTCTACCTTACCCGTTCCTAAGTTTAGCATTTTTCATCATTAGGTTTTTAATCCGTTC